CACTTACCATTAGTTGCAATAGCGTCAGTGAAACTAGGATCGAATCGCATTGGCGAACGACGCTTGTTAGCATAGACCTCAAATTTAAGACCTGATTGACCAGATGCAAATGTAACTGGGTTTACATTGTTAATCGCATCAGAATATGATAGGTGAAGTGTGAATGTCTTATTGTTTTGATAACGAGTGAAGAATTCAACATTAGGATTGATTCTACCAATAGCAGAGTTGTTTGGATCAGTAACAGCAACGTTAGGATCATTAACATATGTCTGAGAAATTAGAGGTAGAACACCACCTTCAACAGCTCTGATGAATGCTTTCTGTGGTGTTACACCAGCATTAGGAACGTCAAAGATGTGAGATACATCTGTCTCAATACCAGCAATGACTGAATCGCTGAGTTTACCTGTATAATTGTGTAGATCGTACTTGTCATCTAGAACAAACTGATACAGATCAATTTCAACATCCTTATCAATACTATCTGTTTCAGATGCGTAGATATAGATACCTGCTGCTGCATTCTCCTTAGAGGTTGCAAGCATTAATCTAGTTTGATCGCTACCATCGAAGAATGATGTTCCACCATAGTTCTCTGGTTGTGTTATTCTACCTGGTGCAATTACATAATATGTTCTGTTAGTTTCAAATCCCTTAGGTAAGCGAACAAGACGCTTATCAACGTCAACATATTTACCTGTGACTTGATCAAAACGAGGACGTGGTACTAACCTAATGGGTGTACCAGTTTCAAAATCATGTGGGTTAGAAGGACCACTACCAGAAACATCAATAGTAAATACTGTAGCTCTAGATGCAAGAAGTGCAGTGTTAACTGTCTGCTCTTGTCTAGTAACTGTGCCAAGACCACTATTAATAATAGTTGTAATACAACCGACTAATGTTTCGATAGCATCAGCAGTGCTAGCACATTCCCTATTGGTAGAAGAAGTTGTTGTGTCAGCAATAACATCAGGACCCTCATTCTCAGGACCAACAATTACTGTAGTTGGTAGAGTGTCTGCCCAAATACCATTTTCATATACAAAGTATAGATCAACAGATGTGCTATTTTGTAGAGCAGTTACAGAGACACCCTCGGTTAATCTAGAACCTCTGACACCAAGTTCAATCTGTGTATTACTGATAATGTTCTTGACATATGTACCAGCAGGAATGTTAGAGTAAACTGCAGTTGGACTGCTTCCTAATACACCAGGAGCACCATCGTTATCACGATAAGAACCAGCAGTGTATTCAGTAACACTCATACCAATGATGATGCCACGAGTATCGTTTACATCAATGATAGAAGAACCGATAGATGTAGTACAATTATATGCAAGGACATCGAAGTTTCTCATGGCAGCAGTTGCCATCTGTGCGACGTAATCCCATGCGTCTAGTGTTTCTGTTTTCTCTCCATCGATATATTCTAGGTTATTACCAACATAGTATGCTTCACCTGCCTGTACCGAGTTAGTGTTTCCACCTAATCTCAAGTCATTAACAACAGCATCAACGATGTAAGTAACGTCACGGAAACACTTAGATGCTTCATTATTAACTGTGAAGTCACCTTTGTTTAGTGTAGGTAAACCATCAAGTGTAGCACCAACGATTGCATCCTGTAGAATATCAAAGAGAACTTCGATAGATCCACGAACGTTAGCACAATCCCACTCACCAGTGCTTAGTGGTGGTAGATTATCAAGGTCGCCATCATTTAGAGAGTTGCAAAGAATATCAACTAAAGCGTTGACAGTTGCAAGAACATCAGAACAGTTGCCCTCTGCATATGCAGTAGGTCTGTACTTACCAGATGCTCTAGGATATGCATGTGTTGTTACATTTGCATCCTTAGTACACTTAAAGATTAAGGACTCTTCCTTAATTTTGATACTAGTATTTTGACTTAAGCTATGAGCACCAATTGTTAGAGCAACAGAACCAGTTGCAGGATCATATACTGCATTAGATACATTATGCTCAACTAGAGGAGATGTGCCAACATTAAGAGTGATACTGTAATCAGTTACGGAATCAACTGCAATGTTTTGACCAGCATAAGGATCAATTCCAGGACGTGGATATGTTTTAGTAGTTGCATCTCTGCCCATGTCACATGAGAATGTGAATGCATTATCAACTAAGGAAACTTCATCACTGGCGGTTACACCATGTGCTGTTCCAAAGTACAATACAAACTGACCATTCGTAGCATTATAGGTAGCATTTGTTGGTGTTAATGTACCGCCATTAAGTACGCTAACAGAGTTAGCATTTGCACTAACAAATGTGTGAGCATAGTCACCACCAGATACTACAGCACCTGCTACAGCAGCAACAAAAGTGTGTGGATATTGATCTTGTGATGCAGATGCACCAACATTAACCGTAATAGAAGTAGCAGTAGTGCTAATAATATTAAGTGCTTTATTCCATGCAGGATCAGGACCATCAGGAGTGGTTCTAACTACACCGTCAAGATTACCAACTCCGCCATCATTACCGATTGCTTGAATGATAACACCCATAAGAGTGTCAACAGCAGCAACAGCAGAACCACACTTAGGTAGTAGTTCATCTGCATCCCAGTCATCAACAATAGTGGTGTCAATTGTTTGAGCAAAAGTATTACCAGCAGTTACAGATACTGTCTCGTTTTTGATAACCTGCATTGCAATGTTCTTAGCTTCAAACATTACCTTGGCAGCTTCATCACGCTCAGCATCGATGAATGTTTCTACAGTAGTACCGTCTCTGTAGTCATAGTTGGTGACGTAAATTTTAGCAGAATCATATGTCTTATAGTTACCACCAAACTTAACGTCCCACATAACTTCCTTGAGGACGCTAACAACATCATCCTTACAATCCTGTGCAGTATTATCTGCCTGTGGTTCGTAAGTAGGATATGCAGCAAGCATACGTAGATATGCTTCCTCAGCAATGAAGTCAAGGTTAGATACAACCATGTCGTGTGCATCACACTCAATGTCACCTACAATTGGTGGATCACCAATCTGATCTAGTGTAATGTTAAGGTCACGCTTGTAATATGTGTTGTTTAATGCACGTTGAATTAGATCTTCAGCACGCTTGAATGCAGTAATAGAAGGTCCAACTTCAGCATCAACACCGTTAGTAATTAAAGCGTTGTTCTGGAAATATTCTTTAGTTGCAGCAATAGTAAACTCATTACCACCAAACCATAGGTCTCTTTGAACTGCTTTAACAACAATTTCAAGGTCTCTACGACACTTAGTTTCACCAGTAATGAATGTTCCAGCGTTATCAGCTTGGTTCCAAATACCACCAGTAATATTACCAGCAGTGATTGCATCAGTAGCAATAGTTCCTAAAGTATCGATTGCTAGTTGTACATCAGAACATGCAGTAACGTCATTATTAGAAACATCACCACCAGCACCACCATATTCAGTAGGACCAGGAGTTACAGTTAGATCCTTATAATATAATTGGTTAGTGATTGCCTGCTTCATTACATTGATAGCAGTATTGAAAGCAGTAACGCTTTCTGCTTCTTCACCTACAAGACCATTGCTTAAAGGTGTGGTAGCATCAGTAAAATATTGTCTAGTAAATTCTTTGGTGTGCTTATTACCTTCACAGAACAAGTCAACAGAGATAGCATCAATGAAGTATCCAATATCACGAGCACACTTCATCTCACCAGGACCCATACCTGTGCCATAGTTAACCTCAATAGGCATAGTGCTGAGGTTGCCATTAGCAATGATTGTAGTAGCAATGCTAGTTAGAGAATCAACAGCAGATTGTACATCAGAACAAAGTGCTGCCTGAGCAGTAATTAATTGGTTAGCAGTGTTACCAGCGAAGTTAATAGCATTAGTTGCAGCACTTACAAATGTGTGTACATATTGCTGTCCAACAGGAGATGCACCAACGTTGATTGTAATTGTATCAGTTGTAGATGCAGTGATCTCAAGGTACTGTCCAGATGCAGGATCAGATGTACGTGGATATGTCTCGTTAGAAACATTACCATCAGAGGTACAAGTAAATGTTAGAGAATTATCTACACACTTAACATAATCACCGTTGCTTAAACCATGGTTAGCAATACTGAGAACCATTTCACCAGACGCTGCATCATAAGTTGCACCATGTGGTGTGTAATCCTTAGATAACTTACCATATGCAGATCCAGGTGCATTATCAGCAGTGATCGTTAGATCCTTTTCATATAGTTGGTTAGTGATTGCTTTCTTGATCATCTCTGCTGCTTTGTTCAGCGTAGTGATCGTTGGAGCTTCTTCACCAGTAACACCATTAGCAATAGGTGTAGATGCATTCTCGAAGTATTCTGCAGCAAATCTATAAGTATAGACATTACCCTGCATGAATAGGTCAAGTGCTAGAGAGTCAACGAAGATACCGATATCTCTACGGCACTTATCCTCACCAGGACCAGAGATGTATGATGTTTCTGCAGGAAGAGCAGTAAGATTACCAGCAGCAATCTGAGTTGTAATAATATCAGTAAGAGTTACAATAGCAGATTGTACATCATCACATGCACCAGAGTTAGTTCTGGATACATCACCACCGCCGCCGCCATATTGTGCAGGACCCTCAGTAACTGTAAGATCTTGAATAGCAAGTTGGTTAGCAACAGCAAGTTTCATCTGATCTCTTGCTTCATTGAATGCAGCAATACTCTCAGTTGTCTCTCCTTGGAGACCACCAGAGATCCATGCATTACCAGCAGCATTAAAGTATTCAGAGATGAACTTACGAGAATACTTGTTACCACCAACAAACAAGTCAAGTGATACAGCATCAATAAAGATACCCAAATCTCTTCTACACTTGCTTTCAAGAGCAGTAGGTGCAGAAGCTGGTGGGTTAGCGTTAACAACTGCCCAAGCAGAGTTAACAATATCTGCCTTATTCTGTTGAATTAAACGATAACCATCAGCATATCTAGAACGAGCATCAGTTTGCTGGTCTCCAGGAATGTAGAAGTCAGGATGTGCTACAGTAATTTGTGCCAGTGCTGTATCAACAATCTGATCTCTATTTTCTGCAATCAAGCGATAGGAATCAGCAAATCTAGATCCACCATCTGTCTGATTATCACCAGGAATATAGAAATCAGGATGATTAACTACGATAGATGCAAGTGCCTTATCTCTAATCTCAGAAGAGTTGCGACGAATCATTCTGAATGCGTCTGCAAGTCGTGACTGAGCATTAGTTTGACTATCACCAGGAATATAGAAATCAGGATGATATACACTTACCTCAGCAAGTGCTGCATCAACAATAAAGTCAAGGTTCTCTCCAACTCTATTAGATGCATCTTTATAACGAGATGCAGGATCTGCCTTAAGTGCAAGGTCAATTGTTACACCATTAGTTGTATCACCATCTAGTTCTGCTTGAGAACCTGTCTTACCGATGTTGATACCATAAGGAGCAAGATTACTGTTAGGATCAGGATCATATAGATCTGCTGTGTTTGATAGTAAGTTTGCAATTGCAAGTTTACAGAGATCACGAGCTCTGCGGAATGCATAGGTTGCATATGTTTCTTCACCAACTAAACCATTAGCTAGTGGACTACCATCACCATCAAAGTATGTTCTGGTTGCAGCAATAACATTTGCGTTACCACCGTCTTTAAGATCTTCTGCAACAGCGTCAACAATTAAACCGATGTCACGCTTACACTTACCATCACCAATACCTTGGATCACACCAGATCCATAGGTTGCAATCATGTCGTCAAATGCTGTGTCAACAATCTGTTGACGGTTAGCAGCAATTAGGTTACGAGCATCAAAGTATCTGTTACCTGCAGGATTTAGACCAGGATTTACATACGGAATATTTTGTAATCTAGGATATTTTTCTAGAATATATCCAAATACTTCCTCCTGAATCATACGACGGTTAGATTCGATGAGGTTAGCAGCATCAGCATATGTGCTGTTAACAACTCCACCAGAAGGATTAAGGATAGAACCCTTAGCAACATACTTAACAAAACCAGTTGGTTCTAGAGTTGCATAGAAGAATTCATCTCCTGTAGGACCATTTTCTAATTTTACATTAAGACGATCATCTGTCTTAGCACCTAACCTGTAACCCTGAATAGTAGCAGCAGGTCTTGTTAGCGGATCAATGATGTCATCATTACCAAGGAATAGTTTGGTATAATTCTGAGAAGTTTTAAGAGTTCCTTGAATATCAATAGTATAGTAGGAAATCTTTTTGGTGCTTGCTAAGTTATCAAGAACCACTGAAGGTGGGATGATATCAGTAATGTAACCACCTTTATCTTGGTTAAAGGCGAAACCTTTGAAACCAATAGCATGAAGTGATGTATTACCAAAGTTAGAGTTCGAGTTGGTAATAGACATATCACCACCACTTTCCATCAGGAAGTGATCAGCAAAACCAACAGCGAAGATAGAAACGTTCTGAATGAAAGCATCATCCGAAGCACGAACGTGGAAGTTTCTCCACTCATCCTTCCAATAGCTATCACCTTTGGTGTGATAAGGAACAGTAGCAAATGCATCAACTAGTGATGCTTGGTTCCATGTGTTAGTATATTCATCATAACGAATGAATGCTCTATCATCTTTTTGAAGGCTAACTCCAGTATATTGAGCTATGACCATTGACTTAAAGCCAGTCGCCTTAAGACCGTTTGCCCAGATACCACAAATACCCCACGTAGATCTAATCGATACGTTAAAGACATATGGTGATGCAGATTCAACAGAGTCAACTTCTGCAAGAGTTTGTGAGTTCTGACCTAATGCAGGAGTAGTATCTACACTAACTGTCTTCTCTGATTGGATATTGTTTCCAATCGATGTAGCAACGAATGGAATTTCGTATGTAAATTTACGGGCATCATTCTGATCAATCGATTTGATCTGGAAAATACCTTCTAAGACATCATCAATTTCTGTATTAGAAATTGCAACAAACTGACCTTGGAAGTATCCGTGATCAACTTTAGTTGTTACTTCAACTTCAGTAGTTGATGCAGGAATACTAGGTACAGTAGTAGCATCTCTAAGTGTTAAACTCTCAATAACTCTAGAGTCAGATAGAGGACCAACAATACGGTTTTCCTGGATTCTGAAATCAAATTCACCAGGATCATCAATGGTTGGTTGATACTTATTGAATGCCTTAGCAATTTTTCTATAGAAAACGCTAAGTTCTTCTGTATCTGCGTATTCAAATACAGTTAGCTTGTGGTGAGAATAGTTTGGTGCTGCAAGTTTGGTAAAGTCATTTGGATCGTAGTAAACCTTACCTTCACCTGCGGCAACATCATAGAGAGGAGATTCAGATGTAGTTTGTCCATCCTTAATGGTGAACTGCCAGAAGTAACAACCACCTGTTACGTTAAAAATTGCAGAGCGAGGAATTTCACGTTCCGTTGTTGCAGGATCGGGAACGTACATTGGGCGAACAACAGTTCTTCTTAGGTCATAACCTACGAGTGAAGAACCTCTAGGGATGATTGCGCCACCCTCAGTGTTGTTAAACTTCCAGAAAATGTTATCTGGGTTAGAGATATCAAGAATACTATCGTCTGTCCAAGCATTAGTTGCTTGATCAAAACCAAATTCAGGAATACCAGTATTATCTACAAGACCAGGACGGTTATCGATGTAGTGAATACCAGGCATCAGCATAATGCTGAACTGGTCAAACCTATCGTTTCCGAAACCAGGTAGATAAGAATATCTAGCAATCTCTAGGAATGCTCTCTGAATACTCTTAAATGGTGTTACTGGTGAATTGCCTCGGTTCGATAACGCATCCGTTGCGTTGAAATCGTCTGGCGAAACATAAAGATACTTACCAGTTTTTGAACTAATAAGGTTATCTAAACGTGTTAATGGCATGATTACTCTGACCCTGCGGTGATACTTTGTCCTCGGGTTTATTTATACCAGTTAACCAGTGAAAATACTGTGTGGTTCTATGATTTCAATGCATGAGGATTTGAACCCTAAGGCATTACAATGAGTTCTGGTAAATCTACCATTCCATGTTGCAGTAATCTATTACAGTTTGCACATATAGGAGCACATTTGTCAATTTCTTCTTTTAATGTTTTGTAACTCGCTAGCTGTAATAGTTTTGATATACTATGTTTTTTGGGTGATGGATCTACATGTATAAGATCCATTTGTACAGGATGAAATTGTTTATTACAGATGATACAGGGATGTTCTTTAGCATCCTCAATTATCTGCATTCTCCTCTTATGACCAATTTGATTTGCTTTAATAGTTTTGGAATTCTTTCTCGCCCACTCACGCTGATACTCACGATTCTTCTCTTTATCTTTGTAAGGCATATCAGAAATATTTCTCTAAAGCATATGTAGATATATTCAAATTGTTCTTTGTATGTTGTCATAACTCCCCTTCCTGGGATCGAACCAGGGACAAATTGATTAACAGTCAACCGCTCTACCTCTGAGCTAAAGAGGATTGAAAGGGACCGAAGTCCCATTAAATCATTACCTGATGAGTTCAGTTGGTTCTTCTTGACCGATGATCTGAGGAACGAATCCCTCTAGTTCAAACATCTTGAAGTTCTTACCTTCTTCCAAACGTCGTTGGAATGCTTCCTCAAATGCAGAGTTAGCAGCATCTACTCTTTCCTGTGCTACAGAACGAAAGTAGGGAACCTCTTCAGCTTCAATACCTTGAGTATAACCGATGAAAGATAGTTCTCCTGCTGCATAAAATGCATTGATGAAAGCACGATCAAAGTAAGTGCCTTTGACACCACCGCCTTTTTGAGCGGAAACATTAAGAGGAATTACCCTCATGTTGTTTGGACAGTGCTTAGCAGCAAATGCATTTGCCTTTGCAGAATCAATAGCAACAACACTGCCATTGCAACGTTGCTTTTGAAGGCATAGATCAACCAAATCAATGACTTGCTTTTGAACAAATGAATGGGGAATATTATTCACCCAATCAATGCAGTAACCAGTAGAAGGGAGTACATTATGCTCGCTCAAATACAAGGCAATATGTCCGTTAAGACGCTTCTTAAAGTCATTGACAGTAGCACCCTTAGAAGGCGGATGATCGTTGGCACCTAGACCAATCTCATCACGCATTTCCTGCTCGGTAAAACCTGGCTTTAACTCAAGTTCATTGAAGACACTATGGGTTAATCCAAGTTCCATCTTAGCAGCATAACGACTAAATCCATCAAATAGGGCGGACTTATAAAGATATTCTGGTTGCACACTGACTAACTGTCCGTGTACTGCCATATTGTTCTTAATTAACTCTACGTTAACGCTGTTTGTTCCAACAGAACGGACATCATTAAGTTCTTGTCCTGCATGATTAGTAATACATACTTCATCAAGGGCATGGACAGATCTCTTACGAACGATATAGGTACGTCCTTCAGGTAATTCCAATTTATCATACCAAGAAACTTGGGGTAGTTGTCCTGGAATGATTTTTTCGTATGATAACATTCAATTCAATTTGCAATAGTACATGAATATCGGTTTTAGCTATAAGCTTAACCGAAAGCCAAACACAGGATTTGAACCTGCGACCTGAGCTTTACAAAAGCCCTGCTCTACCACTGAGCTAGTTTGGCGGTGCTAGCATTACTGCCGCACAAATTTAAAAGCACCCCAATCAGAACCCCATACTTTCTGATGGGTTTCTGTATGAAGACCTTTGTCTACTACGTGGTATTCATCTGCAGTCAAGGTGACTTCATTTTGGACATATGTGTCTGTCCCATTCCAATTCACGTAGCAGTTACAGGTTGAGGTCCCGCCAAAATATGACTGCGAACCTGTCTGTCTCATAATAATATCACAACCCTCGCGATATGTCAACATGTCTTCCGTAATTTCTTCCAAACGCTGACATTGTGCAAACTGAAGCGGGTTTGCAATCTCGTAGTTCTTGAGATGATACTCTTCTCCATCCTGAACCACATCAATCACGAACTGACGATATGGACGATTGAGTAGATAGTTGTATGCTTGCTCTCCATATATACGATTCTCTCCAATCAAACGGTGAGAAACACGAATGTGTGCATAGCGAGTGGGGTGGGATTGCGCTTGACGTTTGTTTGCAAATGTCCCAACCAATAGTTCAATGAAACTCATTCTGGTATAAGTTCTGGATTAATAAGATCTAATTCAAATAACACGGGATGACATTCTTCTGCAATGAGATAATCAGAAAATTTGAAGATGTCCTCTAATGTATACTCTTGATTAATTGCACATTCAGATAGAATCCATTTATCCTCTTTATCTTCCTTTTCTAGGACATCAAAAGCAAATGGCATACCCTGAATAAAATACATCATTACTGGTTCATTGTCAACAAAACAATGTTGACGACTAATAGTAAACTTCATCATTGTGTTAGCGTTTCCTAGTAATGTTATTTACACAGGAATGCGAGTAGGGAGACTTGAACTCCCACGACCAATGGTCAGCAGATTTTAAGTCTGATGCGTCTACCGATTCCGCCATACTCGCAGTTGTGAGAGGCGGTTTCGCGTAAGGAAACACATTGTAGTTTACCTCTCAACTCCTTTATTATAGCAGATTAAGTGGGGCGTGTGGGTGGCGCAGACAGTTTAATGATTGACTGCTGTTTGATGAACTGTTTTAATTCTGGTGTTTCTTCCCACTCCCAAGTTTCTTCATGTCCGTGTCTATCAATCTTCTTAAGGGTCTTTTTAGTCATTTTGGATACCATCCATTACTTGTTGCAAATCATTAGCACGTCCCCTATAGTAATCGATCTCCTCTGTAAGGACATCACGAATGTCATCAACAATGGTGTTAGGGTCAACATCATCATTAAAGTAGGTTTTAATAGCTTCTGCTAGATAACGCCTTCTATTCCATTCTACACTATAAGGTTTATAATTCATGATGAGGTTTTGTGTGTTTATATTCTATATGACACCTGGTCATTTGTCAAGCATGTGCATGTTCTTCATGTAGTTTAGTGTATCATGCATATTACCAATATGCTTGTTACCCAATGAAACTTGAGGGTATGATGCATCTCCCCCAAATTCCATTTCAAATTGATGCTGCTCAAAGTGTCGTCCGAGTTCATACTTATGAAATTCTGTTGAGATGGATTGAAGAAGCTGAGCAATACGCTCGCATTCTTGACTACCATTTGAATAGATTACTGCTGTTGTCATTTGTTTTGGCGATCGTATTCAATTACAATTTTTTTGTGCTTAGATTTTAAATCACTGCACTCGTAATATGTAGCCTTTCCATCGAGTAAAGATTCCAAACTAGAAACCATATTTTTTGCTATGCACAAATTAGTTGCTTTTTTGCTCTCTTCACTCATTTTTATACTCCTCAATAGTATCCATAATAGAGTCAAAGGATGAGATTGAAGTAATATCAGTGATTAATTCAGAGATCTGCTTACATACAATTGGTCTCTCGCCTCTAGCAGCAAAAGCAAGTGCATTTCTAAGAGATTGTTCTGCTTCTTTGAGTGATTCTTCTACTTGATTACCCAGCGCCATTAGGTCTGCCTCCAATTTTGTCCCACATTTCTTGTACCATATCATGTTCGTGAACAACACCAATATGTGGTGGTATCTCTGCTTGCCATTTATCAATTGCTTCCTGAGTAGGAACAGCAATTCGGAAGGGATAATCTTCCTCCTCAAACTCCTTATTCATATCAATATATGTTTGGGGAGTAATCTTAATCTTCTTGGGTTGATGCATCTTTTGATATTGATTAGCACCCAAGTTGTCTAGAAAATCATTCATAATGTTCTCTCCAATCTATTCATTGCTTGATCTGGGAAATCTCTTGGTCTACTATCACCAGCATTGTCAGTTCTAGGTGAACCTTCATTCGCCTTCATAGTATGTTGATAGTTAGGTCGTGGATACCTAATACAAAATGGATCAGGCATCCAATAAGTAACCTGCCATTCTTGTTCAGGACATAACTCAAGATGTTTCTCTACTGTATGAGAGAAGATACCGAGTTGAATATATCCATCATGACTGACACATCTGCCATTACCAATATCAACCAGGAATAGCATCTTACTACTCAATCTCGTTGCCTCCAGTCATCAGGTTTGTCTCTCATAAACCAATCTTTGATATCATCAGCACTGTCGAATCCCGTTTTATGATTGGATGGATCGGGATCTCCTAAACCCATCCTATTCATAAAATCATCAATACTGCCCTCCTCAATGTCTTGAGCAGCTTGTCTCCGTGCCTGTTGTAACCAATCTCTAGCAGTGGTATGTGCCTTTGCAAGTTTTTGTGCCCAGACCATATCGTCTAATTTGACTTCTTCACCATTTGCAATTTTCTTACAAATAAATTCTAATCGAAGTCGGTATTGAGTAGAAAGCATATTCCTCTCATTAGTCGTGATTATTTAGAATAAAAAAGGGACCCGTAGGTCCCTTGTTATTATATCACACTATCCGTGAATCAGAAGCTGTACTTGAGACCCAGCTTGGTTCCATAACCACGGTCGATGTTGCTGTCGCCAGAACCGACGAAGCTAACTTCACCGTATGCACCCAGAGCATCGGTCAAACCGATACCAAGACCTGCCTTACCAGAAGGAACGGTGTCGCTTTCGCCACCGTCAGGAGAGACGACAGTAGCACCGCCCTGGACGTAGTATGAAGCGTTCTCACCAAGAGCGCCTTCGTAACCTACGTGAAGGTCTGTGGCGGTTCCGTTGTAGCTGGATCCAGTGAATCCTGAGTTTGCTTCTACGTTAACGTAGGGACCAGCAAAAGCGGCACCAGCAGACATGGACAGAGCAGCGGTGGCTGCGAATGCGGATTTGATCATTGAAATTTTTCCTCGTTTGTTTGTTTTCTTGCGGAGTGGTTACCCGCAGATGGAGAGTCGGTTGTTCCCGACTGCTTTAAAAGTATAGCACATGATGCAGAAAGCGTCAAGTGAGTTGGTGCGATTAGTTGAAGCACCTTCTCTGATTGCTACAAAGTTAATTTATCAGGGTTGAGACCAAAAATCAACCCCCCTTGTGCCAGTTGGCAATACGGATATCCAATGGATGTGATAACCTTAACTTATCAATTCAAGTATATCAACAGTCCTTTAAGGCTAACGTTACCTGCAATTGCGGAAATTTCAGCATTTCCCACTACTGTTTTGACTTGGTATGAATTTAATATACCATCTCCTGTAAGAAGTCCACCTGGAATTTTCTTACCTAATATATCTACATGATATGCACCACCAATCTGTTGCTGCATGTCGCCAATAATTTTGTGGTTAATAGATCCAGCAGATACAATGTTTACAGATGCTCTAGGATCAAATTGCACTACAGATTCTTCAGACACACCTTCTGTCTTTTTTTGACCACTAATAACTTCTTTATAGTTTACGGTTCTTTGATTTAAATTACCACAGACCATATCAATGGTTCCCTTACCACTTTGACCTGCTTGGATTTTGACACCACCATGACCTTGTAGGGTTAACTCCTCATCTGCGATAAAAGTTATCTTAGTTGCTCTAACAGTATACTCAGAACCTCTTGCTTCAGTGACAACATCACCATAACAAAGAACGTTCAATGCATCTTTATTTTCTCCACCAGCATTGTATTGAATTATGGATGGTTCTGTGTGTAGCTGCTGCTGACCATTAGATTTAATACATAATTTACCACTTCCTGCGCCTCTGTTTGGATCATGAACACCTGTTATCAGACGAATAGTTCCTTCACTATCAAGTGCCATGGCACTATCACCTGGTCCTTCAATTCTGAGTGTTTTCTTACCATTTTCACCAGGAAGTTTTCTGGTGTAGATATGAGATCCTTCTGCTTTAATTAAGGTACTAAAATCTAAACAGTCCGCTAAAGATTGTGTTTCTGGAGCGGTTTTTGGTTTTGCTACCCCTGTTGGTAGTTTTGCTGCTGACTTAACTCCTTTTCCTACTGACATAATTCTATATTACGGACAATCTACATAGCGACCAGTGCCAATCTTAGTAGCACCAACTTCGACCAATCTTTCTTCTGGTAGACATGATAGTGATGGCATTAGTTTTGCACCATATCCACCTCCACCAACAATAATAACTTTAGGAATAGCATCAAAGGTTACCTGCCTATTTAATACCCTAGCACCTATAACAAATCCATCATCATTAATGACTGCTTCGACAATATCTGGATCATCATTAATGTAAATGGTTGGAGCACTTTGATATCCAAATCCAGGACGTATTAAAGTAAATGTATCAATGATACATCTCTTGCCGTTATTAGATGCTAGATTTTTTCTGTATCCATATCCACCAGAGATTACTCTGATTTCAGATACAAATCCGTCATTATCTAACAATGCTGTAGCAGATGCTCCAATACCATTACCACCAACTGTTACAAATGGAGCTTCAGTGTATGGACCACCTGGAATAGTTACTGGAATTTCAATAATTTTTCCACTATCATCAGTAATAATATCGCCTGTATCAACGATTGGTTCAGTTGGTTCTGTAAACACATTGTCAGAATCATCACCAACACCTTCATCTACATCATTGATATCTTGATTCGATAGAACTAAAACATCTGCAGATGCATTTGTAGAAGATATACTAAATGTTAAAACTTCATCAGTTTCTGATACATATTCATCTACAATTCCAACAGTAATTTTTGCTGAATTGTTACTTACAACAAAACTAGCAGAAACAACTCCACCTATAATGTTATTAGGAGTAAAGTTTGGTGATAAACGATAAGCTAAAACACTTCCATTAGGAACATTTTTTGTTGTTACAGTGTAAATGATAAATTCACCTGCATTAACAGAACTTCTGTTTGCAACCACTTTATAAGAAGGTTCTGTAGATGAAGAGTCATCTTCTGTATCGTCATCAATAGTTGTAATACCATCATCAAGACCTTCATCAATTTCATCTAAGATATCATCAAAAGTATATTCATATGGATCATATGGATCATAATTGTCCACATCATTTTTGACTTTCTGCTTAATAATACATTTCGCGACGTTATTCTTGAATCTAGTAGTAATATCACTAGTTGCATCAGGACTGTTTAATTTAATTCTAGCAAAAAAGATTTCGTCTTTTTCGTCATCATCATTATCATTGATTGTTCTGACTTCAATTGTTTTTGATGTCTCTCCCGCAGCAAAACCAACAATATCAGTGACCATAATAAAATCTTTCTTTGGAGTTGCAGTAGATCCACCAACTGTTTTGAAAGTTACAGAAGATGCTTCAGTTACATATCCACTTCTAGTGATTGTGAATACTGCATCATCACCTTCTTCTACCTCAATATCCTGAATATCATATACTATCTTTTTCTTGTATGAGTTACTGTTTGGATTGTTCTTAGGTGAATCTGCGTAATTGCTATCAAATACACCACCACGGAACCCAATACGAGTTGGTTGTAATTTCTTACCATTATATGCTTCCTCACAAACATACTGATTAGTATCAGCACTAGTGTCTGGGAATAGATTATCAATACTTTCTAATAGATCATCTAAGAAGTCACCTTCTTTCTTTTTCTCCTCACCATTAGTGCATTCACTATCTTCTTCACTACATTTTGCTTCAGGTCCACTACAAGTAATGCCCAAGAAATCTAAAACCTTAGCAATTGCTCCACCAACTAAATTTAAAGCGCCAGCAATTGGTCCCAAGAGATCTTGTAGTGGTCCAAGAATACTTTCAATAATATCTTCCAAAAGGGAAGTTAGTTTAGATAAGATTCCATTGACCATGGCATCAATCTGACATGCTACACTCTGGTAAACATCATTGATAATGCCCATCAAAAGATCTGTTACCCATTGAACTAATCTTTCTCCAATGTCCGCCATTTTACAACCAAGATCTTTGATCTGGGTGTTAAACCACTCAACTACAGGTGTTAATACATTTCCAGTTCCATCTGGTCTTAACACTGCTTTTACTAATGCCTCAACTCCTTCCGTGAGTTTTTCTATAATAAATCCTTTGATCTTAGCGATAAAGTGTTTAATGACAGCAACAAATTTATTTGTATATTTTCTTGCAGTATAAACAGCATCAAAAATTCCTCCAGTAGCTTCACCTACTAGGTAAGTACCAATATTTCCATTGTTTCTCTGTACTTCTGCAAGAAACTCTCCCATAATACGGGTAGTTGATGTCTTCAGATCTTCAGGACCACATTTAGATGCTTTTTCTTGACACCAATCTTCTGATGCAGGTGATCCTTCAGCGAGAGGAGAAAGTTGTGACCCTGGTATAGGAGGAGACCATGGATGTGGGCACCCAACAGATAGTTCCACTGATGTTTGTAATCCTTCTGCACCCTCAGCTGATGTAGCAAATGTAGCAAACGTTCCATCACCATTCCCAAGGAACTGACTATAATCGATACCAAGACCTAGGTCTATAGTAGTATTGAAATCTGCTGTTAATGTTTCATCAAAGAGAACTGATCCACTTTGTACACCGTCTTTAGTATTTTTTGGTTCTCTTTTAGGTGTTTTCTCCTCAGTTTGTGATGATGATTGTGTTTTGTTATTAGCTGGTGCTGGAATTCCATCTTTAATGACATCAATATCTGGGTCAAGAAATGTCGTAAAAGAATTACATTCTCCAGGTTGAAACTCATTTACTACCGTAGTAGCACCAGGGGTCATGCCAATTGACCCCATAATAATTGGTTTTTGTTTTTCTGGATCTAGGTAAAATCCAATTACCCATGATCCTTGCTTTAATTGTGCATGCGTTCCTGTTACATTTCCAACACTAAATGGTAAGTTCACAGGCATCATTACAGATGCCCACGGCAGATCGTCAGCAGGGACAATCTCACAATCTTTGAGATGTTCACCTACAATGCGAACTTTATATCGATTGGAACCTTTGATGTTGGGTTCAGTCCTAGATGGTTTTTCAACCTGACCAATCCACCAATTGAAGTTATCTCTTCCAATACGATATTCTGGAATTAGATTAGAAAACGCATTATCCATTAGTCTTCATATACTAAGCATTCTGGTTCCGATGGATTTTGATCACAATAGAGTTCAATGTATGTGGGATCATGATGATCTCCTTCCTCAATCTCTTTCTTGTGATGCTCTGCATATTCTTCCAACTCATGCAACTCACCTTCAATATGGCGGCGCTGTTGTGGGGAAATACTAGGATTATCTAGGATTTCCTTATCTTTTTGTATATGTTGCTCGATGCTTTCCATATAGTAATTAACTCTATACACTGTATTTATTATACTACATCAGGATTCATCTCGCAAGGATCCTTCATCTTTCATTCCGAAAGAGTCACGCATAACCTTAATTGTTGTGGTTACCTCACCGTTCGTTCCTGCTGTAGTCATATATCTATGATTAACTTCTTCTATCAGATACAGTCCACTGGTCTCAAGATCAAATGGTTGCTTCTCAATTTCTTTGTCTGATAACTTAGATCTAATTCTGATATCAATCCTGTCTCCTGCACATATTAGTGGATTACCTGCAACTACAATAATACCTGCTTGATTTCTCATCATGCTATATCTTGTCAATGATTGAGTTGCATAAAACTTCTGCCAATCAGCAAATTTAGATGCATCTGTAGATCCATCAGTATCATTAGGCGATGCGATACCAGTTTTATTGTAAAAGCTTTCATGATCAAGATAAATGCTCATGGTTCTAGTTGGAAACGCAGATAATTTTTCCTGTGTTACCCTCAAACCTTCCATTTTTTCTTGACCACCTAAATGTTTCATCTTATCATAAGATTCATCTAAACTATAAACATATTCTTCATACTGACCTGTTGAGTGATTGAAGAATACTACTAATGTAGAATACTTACCTTCTCTAAGAGATTTCATCAAATCTACATCAGATGTAAAACTTGCTTCCTGTATTCTATCTCTAGTATCCTCATCATCAGTTAGATTAGCATGTTGTTCAATGTACGGTCCCCAAGTTGTTACCTTATCATTTTTATTATCACAAAGATAATCTACAGAGAAAAAGTTATATCCCTTATTAGTTTCCCAGAAAAAATATCCAGCACTACCTTCAACTTTTTCTTTAGTAGAACCTTGAGAGTTGTTTGCTGTTCCTGTTCCATTTGATTCTTGTCTCACAGATTTGGGAGCAAGAGTAGCAGCAATATCAAAAGGTCTATGTCTAGATGTTGTCATCTTATGCTCAAACAAAGTATCCTCACTAAAGAATTCTTTTTCAGATTTTAATGTTTCTTTTAATAATACATCATCAATAATTTTTTCAGATCTACCAGAAAGTGTTCTAGAGATAAACGAAGCTTCGTTTACCAATCCTTCTTCTGCAATCAATCCCAAAGTATACACTTGAGTTTTGTTTGAAGAAACTCTATTTGCAATTTTCCAAACTCTAAAAACATAGACAGTGGGTTCTTCTGAAAATGAATGTCTAATGACAAGTTCAACTCTTTCAGAACCTTGTAAAGGAGCTCTCTTCTTTTCTTTACTTCCTGTAAGAAGTCCAGCATTGTCAGATATAATCATCGTTGCTGCAACATAAGGACTCGTAATATTTTCAAAGTAATTAATAGAATATATCATACCAGATATATCAGTAGGATTTTTATTGCCAGCAAGAAATATTGATGCTTTCTTTAGAATAAAATCCTGAGGTGATTGAATCGTATCTGCCATGTCAAGCTCCTAAGGTTAATAATCTTTGTTTAGCCATATATGCTAGTAATCCAGCATCAGACATATCAGAACCTCTACTTGATTGTTGAGATTGAGATCCACCACCATTACTGACGTTGGTTGAAGATGAAACTGGGTTGTTCACAACAGCAACTTTTGGTCCTGCTGATGCCATCGCTGTATTAGAAGATGCCTCTAATAGAGCAGTTGGTGCAGCGTTTGGTGGTGCTGTATATGAACTTTCCCTTCCTTGAGAACTAAATGCGAACTTGAAGAAATCTTCAGGGTTTCCTGCTGGTGCTGCTGGTGATGTATTACTCATCAACTGTACACCATTAGAAGGAGCTCCACCAGGTGCTAAAGCATTTGCACCAGGAGTATTACCAGATCCAGTCATACCATGTGCAACAAATGCTCTAGTTCCAGCAATCGTTGCAGTATTTCCAAATCCTGTAGATGACTCTTTGTAATTAGAAACACCAAGAGGCAATCTTAATCCAGGTTTTCCAGCAATATCAATACCACCAAAAGATCCACCACCATCTCTACCAGCATGAGCTATTTGTTCTTGTTCAACATATTTCATCAATGTTGCATCATCAGGTGGATTATTAGGATCAATATCAATCATTGCATTTGTAAACGAGAAATGTTCTCCTTTATTAATAAGAGCCTTTGCGATCTTAAATGATGCACGTCTTACTTCTGCTTTACCTTCTGGTTTACCCCACAATTCTTGTTCTGGTCCAATATGGAAGTGAGGTCCACGAGAATTTCCAGTATTACCTTGAATGAATGTTCCAGCACCCTCTAGAGCAGCAGTTGGTTGCATTGGTGTTTGTGGTTGAACTGCTGCATTTGATGCAGCTTGTGTACCAGCAGCAGATGGTGAGTAACTCATCTGCTGTACACCTGGGTTCAATTGATTATTAGCAGAAGGTGCTTGTGGTGCTCTCTGCGCTTGCTGTGCTTGCTTTAAGATTTCACCAGTTCCAGCACCTTCTCTTCTAACATTTTTTAAACCACGATCTCCAGCAATTCTTGCAGCATTACTATCTCCCATGAAGATAGCACCAGCATACTTAGAGTTAAGTTGACTTGCAAATTGTGGTGTAAGATGAGCAGGATCTCTAGTTTCGTAAACTCCTTCTTCTATAATTGCACCTTCATTTGAAGCAGCAGATTTAATTGCACTATAAGCTCTACCATATTCTTTTTGATTAGGTGGAACTACAACAACTCTATATCCCTTCGCTTTGAGATTTTTGATGGTGTTCATCATATCTCTTCCTGCTCTAACAGGATCATTAGCAGTATTTGTTCCACCAGCAAGAACAACAGTTTGACCTGTTCCTTGAGGACCACCCATTGGGATAAGATTTGATTGTTGCTGTGGTGCAGCAAATTGACCACCTGGCATAAAATCTTGATCTAATCTAGTAGGATTAGCGGAAGATCCCTGTAGATTTCCTCTAAGAATAGATTGTTCTCTTTCCCTTCTACCTTTTAGATCACCACGATTATCTCCATACAACTTGTTCATTGCAGTAGCAAGATCTTCAGAAGTTCCAGATTTTGCTTCTGGTAATATTCTATCTGGGATACTTCCGTAGTTATATGTAATGGATGTTAGGACTGCCCTCATCTTGGGATCCATTTGTGCCCATCTTTCTTCCCCAACTTGAGCAATTGCTCTCTTTTGATGTTCACTAATATTTTGTCTAAATCCACCTAATGCCTCTTCACGAGTCATTTTATCGCCTTGCTGTACTGCCCTACCATTAATGGTGGTCTGACCATATCCAATTGTCCAAATACCTTCACTATCTTTATAGGCTTCAGTTTTTACTCCTTCTTCACCAGCAATTAATGCTTCTGTAAGTGATTGTTCACTTGCACCACCTATCATCTGTTGTTGTCCACTAGGTCTCTGTTGTTGACCTTGTGTATTACCACCACCATCACGCTTACCAAAGATATCTTTGATACCAGGAATTTTGTCTAAGAGGTCTCTAACACTATTACCAAACGATTTACCACCTTTCAAACCAAGTGGATCACCAATACCTCTACGCTCCATCTCTGCACCAATTGCTTTCGCAATACCTTTATATTCCTTTTCTTTACCACCAAAGATATTTTTTAAACCACCACCAACGGCAGAACCAATACCACCAAGCATACCCAGAGGACCCATACCAGGGAGCATACTCATAAGACCACCGCCAAGAGCATCTTTTAATGGTTTGAGAGGTTGAATACTCATGACTTCTGGATTTCCAGGTTCATTAAATATGCCATTCAATCCAGGCATACTAAATGGCATGTTTGTCATACCAGGAATAATTGTTCCACCTTTTTTGAATTTTGCTGGTGGAAGTGCTTTTTGTCCTCCTACCATATCACCAGCCATCAACGCACCGTCAATGCCTAAAGATACAGCAGTTCCAATACCAGGAACAGTAGAAGCAGCGCCAGATGCCAATTCACCAACAGCACCTACAATATCACCTTTCAACAATCTTTCGATACCAAATGCAGCACCTGCTAGTAATCCAACGCCAGGAATTTTCTTTGCTACTGCTTTACCCGCTCCTTTTGCTACTACTTTACCTGCTCCTTTAGTAGCTCCTTTAGTAGCTGCTCCACCAACAGATTTTGTTAATGCACTACCAATCTTTCCAATAGCACCACCTTTTTTGGATAGAGAAGAGATTGGTTTTACGCCAGCTGATGCTCTAGGAACTCTTGCTTTTCTAAATGCAGAAATTCTTTCTTGTTTTGATAAGTATTGACCTCTACCACCAACTCCACTCTGAGCTTGATTAAGTAAATCTCCAAGTCCAGATGATTGTGGTTTTACGCTACCAGTTCGGGATGGCATACGTATAGATGGTCCACCTGTTCCAGGCAATCTAGGACCACCAGGAGGTAAAGCTTTTCTGCCTCCTTTTGTAATACTTCCACTAGATCTTGGTACAATAGATCCTTTTCCAGGTGGTAATTCTAACTGTCTAACTACTACTCTTTTTACAGGCTCTCGTCTACTAGGTAATCTTTTTTGTTCCCTACCTCTTAATCTTTTTAAGTCCTTTTCACCACCATCAGATTCTACATTTACAGATGCAGAGGCAAAAGTAGAAGTTACACCAAACCTAAGAGTTTCATTTTGTGGTTTTTCGTATGTCTCCTCAATACCAATTTCTACAGTTGCTTTATTACCTACAAGTTCAAATTCACCAGCGATCTTACCATCAACAATATCTGCTTCAGAAAAATTTTCAGATATTACAAACTTTCTCTTTGTGCCATCTGGAAACTTGCCATTTTTAGCAGTAATCGTAAAGGTGACAATATCACCCCTTTTAACACTTTGTTTATCAGCCTCAACTTTCCACCCAAGACGGTCACGTTTTTTACCGTTTCCTAGTTGTAAACCTTTAATTGCGTAAGATCCTGATGCCATTAGCTTTCTTGTGCTTTTTTAAGTTCGTCAAGATATTGTTGCAATAATGCAGTGTAAACATCGCGTTCCCACGGCATTAAATTTTCAATTTCCGTCAAGCTATATTTATGGTGTTGGATCAAAGCAAAATTAGTTTTATAGTACCCCTCTAGGGTCATATGGAAGAGGCTTACCCGAAAAAATTAGATAATCCCTCAATTATATACTCACTAACAACACCAGTTTTCGGATTTTCTGCTTTAAAAGTATGAGATAGTTTTGGTGCAGTTGCAAAGAATTCAGAAAATTTATCAAATTGATCCCTGGTCATATTTTCAACAAATTCCTTAAACTCTTCCTTTGTAGTAGTTGAACTGTCAAATACTTCATCATCATTAAAAATTTGATCGATAGAATCTGCGATGAAGTCAATTACCTCATCCTCTTCAAATTTCTTTAAAAGTGAAACATTGACAAAAGTATCGATGCCAGGATATTTCATTACACACCCGATTTTGTCATCAAGCATGATTTTTTTATCATGACCTTCTGGAAACTCAACTTCCACATCTTCAAGATTTACTGTTACAGTTGTAGTTGTTTCGCCATCATCTTTACAGGTAACAACAAATTCTACTGTGCTTCCAACAGAGGCAGATCTGATTTTTAAGTAAATGTATTCTAAATCGAAAGATGCTAAATTTTCAACTTTTACTCCCCTGCTTGTAATACAGTTTTGGAGTAGGTCAATTACTGCATCTTTAATTTCACTTTCGTTCCCATCTTCTGATGCTAGTAAAAGCACCTTTTCTTCTTTTACGGTAAATGGTCTGATTTTAATATTTTTGCCTGTAGAAGGCACAGTAATACTAGAAATAGGATAACCAATCTTCGGTAGTGACATAATATGCTCGTTCAGTAATATTATTTAGTGCGACTTTTTTAATCGAAATTTAGCGGGAATTTTTTTCCCATTTTCATGGAATTGAGTTTACAAATTTCCTATTTTACACCAATATATCGTCCGTTCTCATCATAGAGGGTATCAACCTGCTTAAAGGTTTGTTGTGTAGTATCATTCATCACAACATAATGTCTTTCGTATTGGAACTGTGCTGTGAACTTAACTACTTGAGTATTACCATATGAAAGAGGAACAGCATCAACCTCTGCTGGCCAGCAGTTTTCCATTACATAAGTGATTGGTGCTTTTTCTTGTGTACTTTCTGGACCCATTTCAGTTTTAGTAATCCTTATGTTGCATCTATATTCATCGGGATATGCTAATCGAACTGGACGTTTTGCATTCAATCTATCAGTAGTTCGCATACTTTCAAGTCCACTTCCTGGTTTTTGTGACAACATATTCTCTCCAAAAATATAATCATTCCATGATTGAATGAATTTCAGAGGAAGTAGATCAGAAGTTAACATCCAACCTAATTGAAATGTGCTAAAGACACGACTGGTTGCATAGTTTACCTGACTTTCACCTAGGTATCTTCCAGTAATTGATCCAGTTCCAGTGCTAATGTTTGGCAGCTGTGCTTCATCACAGAAAATTTTGATATCTTCTTCAATAAAATACGATGCCAACGCTTTTTTAAGTTCTGGTGTTAAGTAAAACTGCACATCGAAGTTATTGCTTGAAGCAATACCACCTCTATTACCGATCTTCTTTAAAAAGTTGTCTATAGACACACTAAATACCTATGTTGGTCTCTTTATATTTATGGCGTACTCTGGGTATTTTAAACCTAAAAACCCTCAGAAGTACCGTGGCAACCCGACAAATGTTGTTTACAGGTCGCTATGGGAACGAAAGTTCATGGTGTTCTGTGACAATAACCCTAGTATATTACAGTGGGGTAGTGAAGAGATTATTATACCATACAGAGCTCCTGATGGTAAGATAAGAAGATATTATCCAGATTTCTACATAAAAGTTCGCGAAAAATCTGGTAACATCACCAAATATATTATTGAAGTAAAACCCAAAAAACAAACACAACCACCGAATGAGAAAAATAAACGAACTGCCTCATATCGTAATGCAGCTTTAACATACGCCAAAAACCAAACTAAATGGTCAGCAGCGCGTGAGTATTGTGAAGACAGGCAGATGAACTTCTTAATACTAACCGAAGACCATTTAGGAGTATAGAACAATGCCAAAAGGATTTGGTTCTACACAAACTATTAGAACCACAAATAAAATACCAGAGGGATATCAAACTCTATTTGACAAAATAAAAAGTAAAAGCTCAGGACAAAAGAAATCTATAAAATGGTATAGAGCAGCAGTTAAGTCAGAATCTGGTGCATATCAAAAGAATTTTAATAACAAAGGTAGTACCGATGTATCTCAAACAAACAATGAGTTACGCAATACTACATTAGAGAAACATTTTTATATGTTTGAGTATCAGGCAAAAATGAGATGGTTGCCTTACTACGACAGATTTCCATTAGTATATGTTCTCAAGTCAAAGGGTAGCGAATTTACAGGAATAAATTTACACTATTTGTCACCAAAAAAGAGGATGATTGCTATCAAAAAATTATTACAAGGAAGAATCGACGTACCTAAAGCATGTTTCCATAAATACCTACATAACCATGTCCAAGAAGGAGTATACATTGACCTTGCTCAAGCAGAGTGGGATAGTGCTATTCTCATACCAACAGAGGAATTTGTGAAAAGTGTCAATGGTGTAACCTTTCCTATAGATAAAAGAACTGTATGGAAAGATACAGATGACGCTTTCTACGATAAAATTACGGGTCAAAGTAAATAATGGCAGATCCAAAACCAGTAGCACAACAGGTAGAGGAGGAAACTACTACCAACGATGAAGTAAAACCGAACAAACAAAGTAACGATTGGTTCGATGCACTTCCTTGGTGGGTTAAAACTCCAACTAAAGCACTAGGTCTAGATGATGATCTAGAGGGTGTGATTACTTGGATGGAGAATAGTCCTGCTGGTAATTTGTTAGAAGATGTAATTGCTGATCTCAAACAAACGCTTAGAGATCTAAAAGATGATATTATTGGTCCTGATGCAATTTCATTTACGGTAAAACCACCAGCAATTACAGGAGATAACGATAGAAACGATGCTCACAATTCATCACTGAGATATCCAAACGATTCCATATTGGGAAGCACAGATTACATGCTGTTCCAATTTTTTAGATATCAACCACCGTTTGGTGGTCAAGGTATTGCTGCAAATTTGACAGGAGAGGGTACTGGTGAGTATGATAGCCTTTCAGAATATAATAGATCAACTAGTGCTTTAAAAGTTGATACTCAATTGAATCAAGTTGTATTATATGTTCCACCTGATGTATCATCTACATATGGAGCAGAGTGGTCTGATCAATCTTTTAGTAACACAGCTGTTGCTAAGATCAGAGGTGGTATGGCACTGAGAGATGGTAATGTAATTGGAGCATTGCAAGGTCAAGTAGAAAATGCAGGGAATGCAGTAGGAAGAATGCCAGAAATTGGTGGTGGTGATTTTATTAGGAATCAAATTGCAAGTGCAACTGGCGAACAACTTAGTAGAAATGATTTGTTCTCGTCAGCAGCAGGAGTAGTGTTAAATCCTAACACTGAACTGCTATTCAGAAACCCACAAATGAGAACCATTGACTTCACATATAAATTGGTTCCAAATAACCAAGCTGAAGCAGAAATTATTTTTGAAATTGTAAGAACATTTAAAATGTGCTTACACTCTTCGTTTGGTATTCCTGGTAAACAGCAAGGACGTAAAGCATCAGGTCCTATAGGAGCGGCGGCTAATATATTAGGCAAAGCAGAAACAAAAGTTGGTTTTATTTCTGTTCCTAGTGTAGTTAAGTTTGCATTCATGCAGGGAGGAGGTTTACATCCATTCCTTCCACAATATAAAACATGTGCATTAGTTAGTGTTGATGTTAACTACACTACTGATGGACAATATGTGGTAACAAGAGATGGTTATCCTGTTGCAACTGAACTAAGATTATCATTCAAAGAACTCAAACTTGTGTACAGAGAAGACATTCGACCAGTCGGACCAAGTACATTCAAACAAGGAAATAAAGCTCTGCACGGAGGTCACTAATGTATTTTTCTTTAATCCCAGATATACAATATCCAATCAAACCTATTGGGTATCCATTCACACAAGAAGATATTACCGTTGCTAAAAATTTCTTTAGAAGATATGAACTAAACAAAAATATCTTCGAGAACGCAGTGTTCTTTGATCTATATCAAATTGGTGATAGAGAAAGACCAGAACACGTAGCAAAGAATGTGTATGGTGATGAAACGTATGATTGGGTAGTGCTACTATCAAATAATATTATTAATGCACAGTTTGATTGGCCCGTATCTAACTATGAGTTGTCAAAATTAATTGAATCAGAGTTTGATGATCCGTATGGAACCATTCATCACTATGAGACATATGATTATGGACAATACAAAAAAGGAACCCATGTTGACAAGACCTTTTACGAGGGTCAACACAAGTTCCTTTTCTCTGATGGTAATTACGTTACTAAAAATGGTAACGAAGTTTCAAAATCTGTTACTGTTATGGAGCACTACACTATGGAAAATGAGAAAAAACGTGAGATTTTTATTCTCAAAGAGAATTATTTTATATCATTTGTAGATGACTTTAGAAAAACAAATAGATATAAAAAGAGTGATGATTATATCACTGCTAGATTAAAAAGAGCAAGAATCTGATCGACTTTTTTAGTAAAATTTTGCCAGGATATTTTTTTCACTTTTCACAAATTTGATTGTCGAATTTTGTTTCTAGTTTTGCTACTCGTGTGAGGAGAACTAGATTGTCTGCCTCCACCTGATCGAGACGCTTCTGTAGTGCCTCGATCATTTCTTTTTTCTTCATTAGTCAAGTTCATAACAAGCTGATCGTGCCAACTCTGGATTCTTTCTCAGTGCTCGATGCACATGACCATGCACATCAGTTTCTAAAGTATGATGTGCTTTAGTGTGGACTACCTGTATCAATCCTAAGGTCCCAACAAAAGTTAGGTTTAGGATTGTAACAGGGTGCAAGATAACTCTTAGCACTTTGCCCATCAATCTTCCGCAAGACGTGCGAAGTATGATAGTGCATCGTCATCATCAACAACTGCTTCCTGCTTCACAGGAGAAGGTGTAGATCCAGTGATGTCAGGGTCGTTGAAACCACCAGTCGTTACCACTGGTTCGTACTCTTCATCATCAACAGAAGGGCGGGTAACAGGACGTTGCCCAATACCAAGCACCATGTTCAGACGACGCTCAAGATCCTCATAGGACTTGAAGTTCTCCTTAGCAGTGAATGCTTCCAGAGAGTGCTGTGACTTCCAGGTTGCTTCGAGTTCATCATCGTCTGCACTAAGAGCAGAGACATTATCAAACTCAGAACTGTCGTAGTTCCAGTAACCTGCAACCTTCTTGATCTTCAGTTTGAAGTTAGCACCTTCCCACAGATCAAAGACGTTTACTGGTTCCTCATCTTGGAACTCAGGTTGCATCGCAGCGAGGATCTTATCGTGGATCTTCTTGCCATACTTGTAGAGGAATACTTTACCCTCGTTCTCAGGGTGCTTAGGATCCTTCACGACATAGATGTTGCTGTAGTAAGAGAGCTTACGCTTCTGCTTACGAGCAGTTTCTTTGTCCTCATCAGCACCGCTGTTCCACAAGCGGCGATTGACTTCACCAACTGGATCCTTATCGTTGAGTGTAGTCAGGGAGTTTTCGATGTACCAACCACCAGGACCTTGGAAGGCATGGGAGTACAC